TGAGAAATGGCTTTTCAAACAAGTCCAGGCGTTAATATCAGCGAAATCGACTTAACTAATGTCGTCCCCGCTGTAGCAACAACTGAAGGCGCTATCGCAGGTGTTTTCCGTTGGGGTCCAGAACTAGAAAGAATCCTAGTAACATCAGAGCAAGACCTAGTTAATCGCTTTGGTAAACCATTAAGTAGCTCTACGACAGTCGAAAATTCGGCAGGTACGGCAGAGACTGTAACGTTTGACGATGTTGCAGTACCCACAGCAAGTGGTGCCGTTACTGATACATGGACACTCACAGTTGGTAGCGAAACTTATACTACTGCCGCAGGTGATTATGCTGATCTATCTGCTGTAGCAACTGCTATTCAAACTAAACTAACTGTAGACGGCATAACTGCTTTCGCTGTATCACTGATTAGTGCAAAGATTGTACTTACATGGGCTACAGTTGGTAATCAAGTAGTTGGAACATATGGCATCGCTTACACAGGTAGCGGTACAGGTTCTGCTAACGATGCGTCTCCTACTATCGTAGAAGGCACCGCTCGTACAGTAACGACAAGTCAGTGGTCAAACTACGAGACATTCTTTTCTGCCGCAAACTTTTTATCGTATAGTGATGCATTATACGTAACACGTGTTGTCGGTAGTGCTGTAGCATCTACCGGTACAAACTTTAGTGCAAAATATAAAGGCACATTAGGCAACTCTATTCAAGTATCTCACTGTGTGGGAACTTCAAATATGGCTCCTACAACAAGAATTGAGACTTTAACAATTCAACCTTATAAGAACAAGGGTAGCATTAGTGCGGCACTCGAAGCAACTGTTACTGCATATCTCTCAGTAGGAGACAGAATTGTTCTATCAACTGGAAGTGAATTAGTTGTTACTAATATAGATGATGCTACCGGATCAGGTCCATACCTAAGAGAGATCACTTTTGATAGACTATACAGTCCAGCAGACGGATCTCAGTATTCTAACACATTTAGCACTCAGTGGAGAGACGCAGATTTGTTTGACTCTGCTCCTTCAAGTGCAAGTAGAATGCACGTTGTTGTACGTGACAGAGATGGTGTAATTTCTGGTACTGCAGGAACAATCTTAGAAACATTTGAAGATATCAACACTTCAGCGGGTTCAATTAATCCAGATGGATCTACTAACTTCTCTCCAGATGTTTTTGATAACCGTTCAGACTGGATTGCATGTACTGTTGCTCAAGCAGGGCTTCAAGCAAGTTTGACTTACGGGCAAGCAAATCTTACAAGCGGAGTTGATAGCGCAGACGAAAGTTCTATTGCAATAGGCAGTCTAACTGCTGGTTATAGTCTGTATACCGATCCAGCTGACGTAGACGTATCACTCATTATTCAAGGTAAAGCAAGAGGATCAGTCCTTGCGAATCACATTATCAATAATATCTGTGAAGTTCGTAAAGATTGTGTAGCATTTATTTCACCAGAACTAAGCGATACTACTGTCGCTGATATGACGGCGTTTGCTAATGAACTGACTGCTTCTACATTTGCAGTCGTGGACAGCGGATATAAATATCAGTATGACAAGTACTCAGACGTATATCGTTGGATTCCATTGAATGCTGATATCGCAGGTCTTTGTGCAAGAACTGATGACGTAAGAGACCCTTGGTTCTCACCTGCTGGTTATAGTAGAGGAAATATCAAGAACGTTGTTAAGCTACAGTTGAATCCACCTAAAGCTGAGAGAGATGTGCTTTATAGAGCAAAGATCAATCCAGTTATTACACAGCCAGGACAAGGCACTGTATTGTTCGGAGACAAGACTTTTGCTCCAACAACTTCAGCGTTTGACAGAATCAACGTGCGTAGACTGTTCATTGTACTAGAGAAAGCAATCGGTGTAGCCGCTAAGTCTACATTGTTTGAGTTCAACGATGACTTTACGAGAGCCCAGTTCAAGAACCTAGTTGAGCCTTTCTTGCGAGATGTTCAAGGTAGACGTGGTATCTATGACTTTAGAGTTGTTTGTGACGAAACTAACAACACCTCAAACGTCATTGATAGTAACCAATTTGTTGGCGATATCTATATCAAGCCAGCACGTTCTATCAACTTCATTCAGCTTAACTTTGTAGCCGTTAGATCGGGCGTAGAGTTTTCTGAAGTAGTAGGTCAGTTTTAATAAATATTAATCAAAGGAGATATGAATAATGGCTTTCAACATTAATGAAATTAAAAGCCAACTGACCTTCGGGGGTGCTAAAGCATCGCTATTTCAAGTACAGATTACAAACCCTGTAAATGCTATAGCCGATCTTAAAACACCTTTCATGGTACAGGCGGCAGCAATTCCAGAGAGTACTCTGGGCACAATCGAGATCCCGTATTTCGGTCGTAAAGTAAAAATCGCAGGTGACAGGACATTCGCTGAATGGACTGTTACTATCATGAATGATGAAGACTTCCTAATTCGCAATGCGATGGAAAACTGGATGGCTTCAATCAATGCACACGAAGGTAATACACGACAGTTAGCAACAGCGGCGAGTTCAGAGTATAAGTCACAAGCACAGATTACTCAGTACTCAAAAACTGGTGTACCGTTGAGAACGTATAACTTTAATGGTCTGTTCCCAACAGCAGTTGCTTCAATTGCTATGGACTGGAACACTACGGACGACATTGAAAGATTTGATGTGACATTCCAATATGATTGGTGGAACGTTGATGGTGGCATTACTGGCACCGGCGGCACCAACGCTTAATTGGACAATAATTAGGGGAGAGAGTTTTTCTCTCCCTCTATTAGAGGATTAACTATGGATTTATTTGGATTTGAAATAAAGAGGAAGCAGGATGAGAATGATAACATTCCATCTTTTGTAACACCTCAAACGGATGACGGCGCTGTAAATATCGCCGCAACAGGTACTGGGATCAGTACATTTTTGGATATGGACGGCACTGCTAAATCAGAAGCAGAGCTGGTACAGAAATATAGAACTATGTTGCAACAGCCTGAAGTTTCTCAAGCTGTTGATGATGTCGTTAATGAAGCTATATCAGTAACAAACGACCAGAAAGTAGTCGAATGTGTTACAGATGATTTAGATCAACCTGACAACATTAAGAAGAAGATTAGAGAAGAGTTCGATGGAATTCTTAAACTACTAGACTTCTCTAACACTGGCTATGAGACATTTCAGAAGTGGTACGTTGACGGAAGAGTTAACTATCACGTTATGATAGACATTAAAGCTCCTAAAAAGGGCATACAAGAATTAAGATATATTGATCCTCGCAAGATCAGAAAAGTTCGTGAGTACAAGAACGAGAAAATTGGACAAAACGACAACCAAGCTATTGCGAAGAAGATTAAAAATGAATACTTCATTTTTAGCGAAAAAGGATTCAATAATATCAGTGGCAGTAAGCCACAAAGTTTCGCTGACGGCAGTACTCAAGGTGGAATGGCAGGACTTAAGATTGCAAAGGATTCAATCGTTTCTGCTAACTCCGGTCTAGTTAATGAGAACAGTACGTTAGTATTATCACATTTACATAAGGCTTACAAGCCTTTAAACCAACTGCGAATGATGGAAGATGCAGTTGTTATTTACAGAATTTCAAGAGCGCCTGAAAGACGTATCTTTTATATTGACGTAGGTAATTTGCCTAAGATGAAGGCAGAACAATATCTACGTGATATGATGACTAAACATAAAAATCGTGTCGTATATGATATGGCAACAGGCGATGTTAAAGATGATCGTAGGCATATGTCTATGACTGATGATTTTTGGTTACCAAGACGTGAAGGCGGTAGAGGGACAGAGATCACAACTTTACCAGGCGGTCAGAATTTGGGCGAACTTGATGACGTTTTGTACTTTCAGAAACGTCTATATAAATCATTGAACGTTCCTATCTCAAGAATGGAATCTGACGCAGGCTTTTCATTAGGCAGAGCATCAGAAATATCTAGAGATGAGATCAAGTTTAGTAAATTTATCGGAAGATTGAGAGCAAGATTCTCTACATTATTCGACAAGTTACTAGAGAAGCAGTTAATTTTGAAAGGAGTTATTGCTCCTGAAGATTGGAATAAAATTCAATCTAATCTCCGATATGACTTCATGAGTGATAACCACTTTGAAGAATTGAAAACAAGTGAGATTTTGAGAGAGCGACTAGGTCTTCTGAGAGATATTGATGAGTATACAGGTAAGTATTACTCAACAGATTGGGTACGTAAGAATGTACTATATATGAATGAAGACGAAATTGAAAAAATGGGTCAAGACATCGAAGATGAAGAAAAAGCATCTGAAGATGGCGAAGATTCTGATTCAAATATGGATTTTGGCGCAGAACATAAGATCCAATAGACTAGTTGTAAAAGAATATAAATAAGTTATATAAAAGAAGGAGATAGTAATGAGCGTGAAAGAATTGATTAGACATGCAATCGAAAAAGATGCAACTGGGTTTGAATCTAAGTTCGATGATATTATGGCAGACAAAATGACATCTGCTATCGAAACAAAATATGCTGATATGTTTGGCGCAAGCGAAGTAGAAGTTGAAGAGACTGAAGCTGTCGATGACGTAGAAGCAGAAACAAACGAAGAGTAAGGGGCAACAATGAAAAGCTTTAAGGAAATGCTTGCTGAGACTACAGACAAACCAAAGTCTCCAGACGAGCAGAATTTTTTAGACAAACATATCGTTGACAAGCGTGATCATCCTGTCGCACCTGATGACCAGTTCTCAGGTGAAATTAAAGGCAAGAAGAAAAAGAAGCGTGAGGCGGATCGTGAAGAGGGTCAAGATAAGCAAGTCTATGAAGAGACTGAAGCTGAAGAAGTAATTGTCGAAGGCGTCCTCGCAGATTTGGCAACTATTGTCAAAAAGAAGTCTATCGGACAGATCAAGTTTAAAGACGGAAAGAAGCAGAAGGTTGACTTAACTACAGCATCGATGATCTTATCTATGCATAAGCAACTGAATGGATCAAATAAAAAGAAGATTGAAGGCATGCTAGATGACAGTAAGAAGTTTATGCAGATCGTTCAATTCGCAATGACGGCAGGTAAATAGACATGTCATTACTAATTAAAGAAATCGTTGAAGACGTACAATATATCTCGGAAGACATTCTTAACGAAGAAGGCGAGAAAACAGGCAAAAACTATTTCATTGAAGGTGTTATCATGCAAGGTGACATTAAAAATAGAAATGGGCGTATGTATCCAGCGTCAACTCTTATCAAAGAGATGACCAGATACAATAAAAATTACGTTGAAGCAAAACGTGCATATGGCGAGTTGGGTCATCCAGCTGGACCTACAATCAATCTAGATCGTGTGTCGCATATGTTTACAGAACTTAAACAGGACGGATCGAACATCATCGGTCGTGCCAAAGTTATGGATACTCCAATGGGTAAGATTGTAAAAAGTCTTATCGATGAAGGTGCAAACCTTGGTATCTCATCACGTGGCATGGGTTCAATTAAGCAAAACAAAGACGGCGTTATGGAAGTGCAGGGCGACTTTATGTTAGCAACTGCCGGAGATATCGTTGCAGATCCATCAGCTCCAGATGCATTCGTTAAGGGTGTTATGGAAGGCGTTGACTGGGTCTATGACGTAGCATCTTCTTCGTGGACAATGGCAAATGCATTTGATCAGATTGAAGAGGAAATCAAAGAGACTGCTAAAGTATCTACTAGGGAACTAGAGATCAAGGCAGCCGCTCTTTTCGAAAAATTTGTAAGTTCATTGTCAAAAACATGATTTTTATAAATATAATAGATAAACACCTACTATTAAAGGAGAAACCAAATGAGTGAAGAACTAGAGAAAAATCTAGACTTGGACGAAGCCAAAGCAACTGGTGAAGATTCTGTTGCGGCTGATCCTGTAACACCCGCTGGTGGCGCTGTAAAAAAGCGTAAAGGCGATGTTAAAAAGGCAGCTGACCCAAAAGCAGATAACATCGAAGATGATGTTAAAACACCACAGGGCTCAAATGACGAAGGACTGAAAGAAGCAGTCGAGCGTCTATTTGAAGGCACCGAATTGTCTGAAGATTTTAAAACACAAACAGTAGCTATTTTTGAAGCGGCTGTACAAGAAAAAGTTGTTGCTGAAAGAGCGACACTTGAAGAAAAGTTTGAAAGTGATCTGCAGGAGCAAGTTGAAGCATCTGTAGACGAGTTAGTAGAAAAAGTTGACCAATATCTAGACTACGTAGTAGAAAGCTGGATGGAAGACAACAAGGTTTCAGTCGAGTCCAACATTAAAGTTGAAGTCGCTGAGTCACTATTGACAAGTATCAAAGGTCTTGTTATTGAGCATAACATGGAAATCGATGATGAGCAAATCGATGTAGTTGCAGATTTGGAAGCTAAACTCGAAGAGTCTACTTCTAAGTACAACGACATTGTTGAGCAAATGATTGAAGTTCGTGAAGCGAAAGAAAAGGCTGATATTGCTATCGCATTCAAAACTGTTTCTGAGGATTTAACAGACACACAAGTCGAAAAATTGCGTGTTCTCTCAGAAGGCGTGTCTTACGAATCAGTAGATGAGTTTACATCAAAGATGGAAGCTATTAAAACTTCTTACTTTGCTGAACAAGCTCCAACTCCTGTGCAGGAAGATGAAACCGATCTTCTACAAGAAGAGACTGCGGAAGAAGCAGAGCAAGTAACATATGTTGACCCAGATGTTGCTCGTTATGCGGAATCGCTTGGCCGCTTTGCCGCAAAATAAATTTTATATAAATAATACTAAGTAAAATCTCAAAAAAGGAGAACCACAATGAGAAATGAAGAACTAATGCAAAAGTGGAAGCCGATTCTAGAGCATGGCGCTCTGCCCGGCATCCAAGATTCTCACAGAGCGGCCGTAACGGCAACTCTTTTGGAGAA